TAGCAATTTTTGCCGCTGACTCATTTGGTATGCAACGTGAAGAGGCATTACGACTTAGAGACGAAGCAAGAACTAATGTAGTTTTAAGAACAGCATTATTACAAAATAAGACAGAGATTGAAGAGATTTACGGAAAAGCAGCAAGCAAAAATATTGCAGATTCGGCTGCAGCCTTTAAAGTTTTAAATACACAATTCTTTGGCGAAGATTTTGCAAAAACTGTAGATGGAATTATGGGAAGTTTTGTTGGTGATATTCCGTTTGATCAAGTTGCATCTAATAATATAAGTTCGGAAATGTTAGCAACATTATCTTCTGTACCAGGAGCCAATGAAGCTCTTATATCAATGATTGAAAAAATACCAACATTGGATACTAATAAAGAAAGAGTTGATGAGTTCAAAAAGTTCTTTAAGTTAATGTTTAATGCATCCACAAAGATGACAACAGGGTCACCACAACTTGAGGCATTGAATACCTTAATTGAAAATGTTAAAACTGCCGCTGGTGCTGAAAGATTTTTATTAACAGATACGGATACATTATCATCAGAATTTTATGCAAAATTAACTGATGGAGCAGACACTAGCATTGAAGTAATGAATAGTCTTATGGTTGCATTTCAAAATGCACAAGAATTATTAACACCGGGATATGATACAATGGCTTATGGTTTTGAAACATTGTCTTCTAATTTGTTAAAATTTGGAAAAGGTGTTGCTGGTGCATTTGATAAAATGAATCCTGACACTGACAATACAGATGGTGAACGAACGTCTAGGTTTGATGAATTTTACGCTGAACACTTAGAAAAATCAATGAACAAGCGCCTGGCACGAATAAATGAAACAAATATAACTTCAAACGTTAATATGGTTGCAATGCAACTGGATTCACTTAAAGCTGAGGAGGCTTTTGTTGCTGAATTATTAAAAACCAAACTTACGCCAACATACACTGATCCAGAATCAGGCGAAGAAATGGGCGGAGAAGCAATGACCGAGGATCAGATATTTGCATTAGAACAAAGAGAATTACAATTAGCAGATGATTTGATAGAACTTAAACAGTATGCAAACTTACTTAACAAGAAAAAAATAGAATTAATAGGACAAGAGGAAAAAATAGATGGCTGATAAAACAAATAATATACTAATAGGTGACGTAGCAATTGATGTTCCTGCTTGGGCTAGTGAGATTACATTAGAAAACTTGTCAATACAAACTGGTAATGCAGTTAAACTAACAGATGAAATGCTACAAGCAGTTAGAGAAAATACTAAACTTGATGATGATTTAATTGATGCAGTTAAGATTAATACAGAAGTTGGTACAACAAATGCAAAAAACAACGAAGCAAATGCAAAAGGAAAAACTAGTATATTATTAAAAGGTGCTCAAGCGATCAAAGACACTGCATCATTCTTTGGAGATTCTGAAAAACCACTGAGTAGTATGGTATCAGCTACAGAAAACTTAGTAGGAAAAATGAAAGGATCAAGTGGTAAACTTGATAAGGCATCAGCAGAGGGATTGCCGTTTGTAAAGGCATTAAAAAAATATGGTAAACAGGTAGGCGGCGTAGCAGTTGACATTGGGTTTGCTTGGGCAGGTTGGAATGCAGCTAAATTTGAACAGTTTGCAGAAGTACAAAAAATGATGATAGACTCGGGTGCTGTTGTTTACGATACTGCAGATGTATTTGATGAACTATATAATGACAGTTTTCAAATGGGCATAACGTATAAAAGTTTTGCTAGTGTTATACAGAACTTTGGTGGAACAATGGTAGGCATTGGAGGAGATACTTCTAAAGGTTCTAGATCATTTTTAAAAATGTTTAAAACATTGTCAGACAATACAGATGTATTAGGAGACTTGGGTATGTCAAATGTTGACTTGATGAATTCTTATGCAGGATTTATAGAAGCTCAGCGTTTAACAGGACGACTAGATAAACAATTAGTAAACGAAGGGCAACCATTAGAAGAAGCTTATAAACAATTAGTACTAGAAGCAGGCGCACTTGCAAATTTAACATCAATTACTAGAAGTGAAGCAATGTCAAAACAACTAGCCGCGTTAAGCGATACAAGTTTAGCAGCAGGTCTATCACAGATGGAAGATAATAATTTTGATAAATCAGCAGAAGCAGTAAGAACTTTTATGAAACAGATTTCATTATTTAATGATGTTGGAACCGGCGACTTATTGGGACTTGTTACAACTGCTGTTAATAAAACAACATCTATATTTGCAAATAATCCAGAAAACTTTGATTTACGACCTGTATTAACTCAATTGGATGCGACTGCAGCTGGAAGGCTGGAAATTCTAATGCCAGGATTTATAGATAAATTTAATGACTCTATTCGAAATGCTGAAACTTCAACTACTGGAATGGCTGAAAATTTCTTAATTAACGAAATTGCTAATTTCAATCGAGATAAATTGATGAGCACCGAACTTGGTTCAATTTCAGATGAACAAGAATCTTTTTACCTAATATTAAAAAACTTTGGTAACCTAACTAAACTTAGTGTAAAAGATCAAGCAAAAATTCTCGAAGGCAGTATGGAAGAATCAGGCAAATCAACTAAATCAATGAATGATATGTCTAAGATGTTTTTAACAGCACAAGAATTTATTACAATGGATATGCAAAACTTCGGCGAAAATTTAGACTTCGTTTCTGGATTACTAGAAGATTCAGCTCAATGGTTAAGTGGAAAATTTAATGATTATAAAGGCGATACAAGTGTTGTAGGTCCTGACTATGTTGGAGATAAACTAAATTCCGACAATTCTTCAACAAGCACCTCAACTTCTAAAGTATCATTGCAAAGTTTTGTAGAAACATCACCTTTGCCAGTAAATGCAAAAGCAGTTGATTTACCAAGATTAAAAGATAGGTTGACATACCTGCAATCAAATAGTATAATAACAGCTGCTCCAGGTGATAGAACTGGAAGACTTGCGGCTCGAAAAGAACAGCAACTTAATGATGAGATTGCGGCTACTAAACTTATGATTGAACAAATTTATACTGAAATTAGGCATAAAGAGAACATTAAGTTCCAAAATGACGCCAGAGAAGCAATGGGATATATAAATTGATAAATATATATAATAAAAGGCAAATAATATGAGTTGGAAAAAACACTTCACAAAATACAATCCACAAGGTGGAACATCTGGAACTACAAGTAATAATCGCTGGCAAAGTTGGCTACCAGAGGTATATTCGGGTCAACCAAATCGTGTTGAGCGATATACACAGTATGATCAGATGGATCAAGATAGTGAAATTAATGCTGCACTAGACACTATTGCAGAATTTAGTACACAATTAAACCCAGAATCAAATTTGCCGTTTGAAATTAATTATAAAACAAGTCCAACTGATTCAGAAGTAAGTGCATTAGAAACTACATTAAAGCAGTGGGTTGCTATTAACAACTTTGAACGTAGAATATTTACTATGTTTAGGTCTTGTATTAAATATGGTGATCAATTCTTTATTAGAGATCCAGAAACATATAAACTTATCTTTGTACAACCGGGTGACATTGCTAAAGCAATTGTTAATGAAAGCGAAGGCAGAGAAATTGATCAGTATGTTATTAAAAATATAGCACTTAACTTACATGACCTAGTAGCAACTGACACTAAAAAGCATTCAGATGCAACCGCAGTAAATCCAACAACTGGTTATAGTGTTGGTAAAGGAAACTCAGGTATTGTTACGCCAAACTCATCAGGCGGACAAAATTCAGAATTTGCCGTTGATGCAAAGCATGTAGTACATGTTAGTTTAAGTGACGGAATGAATGGTAACTGGCCATTTGGTGACAGTATACTAGAACCAGTATTTAAAGTATACAAACAAAAAGAATTATTAGAAGATAGTATTATTATCTATCGTGTGCAACGTGCACCAGAACGTAGAGTATTTTATGTTGATGTTGGTAATATGCCAGCACACAAGGCAATGAGTTTTGTTGAAAGAGTTAAAAACGAAGTACACCAAACACGTATCCCAAACAGTAGCGGCGGTGGAACTAAAGTAGTTGACGCAGCATATAACCCATTATCAATAATGGAAGACTACTTCTTTGCTCAAACAGCAGAAGGACGTGGATCTAAAGTTGAAGTATTACCAGGTGGTGAGAACCTTGGTGAGATTGATGATTTAAAGTACTTTAATAACAAGTTAATGCGTGGACTTCGTGTACCAACATCGTACCTTCCTACTGGAAGTGAAGACGGTATTGCGGCGTTTAATGACGGACGAATTGGTACTGCAATGATCCAGGAATTCCGTTTTGCAAAATATTGCGAAAGATTACAATTAACATTACAACAGTCTTTAGACCATGAGTTTAAATTATTCTGTAAGCATAGAGGTGTTGATGTTAGTGCTAGCTTGTTCAATGTAACATTTAGTGAACCACAAAGTTTCTCACAATATAGAACAATTGAAATTGATGCTCAAAAGGCAAACCTATTCAGTTCTATTGAAGGAGTACCATACTTATCTAAGAGATTTATACTTCAAAGATACTTGGGTCTTAACGAAGAAGAAATGGTTGAGAACGAAAGAATGTGGAAAGAAGAAAACCAAGCAGGTAATCAACCAGCCGGGTCAGCAACAGGCGACTTAGGTGGTATGGGTCTAAGAGGCTCAGACGTTGATAGTTTTGAACCTACAGATGTAGGAGCAGAAGAAGCCGATGGCGAAGGATTAGATGATCTACCAGCAGACGGTGGCGATGCCGATCTAGGTGGGGACACAGGAGTACCAGACGATGCGATTTAATGAATTAGCACAAAACGAAAAAGATGATAACTTCAATAAATGGGACGAGGATGATACTCGTAGACCTAAATTGACGTTAAAACATCTAAATAAAATGCGTAATAGACGCGAAATGACTCGTAGTGAGCATGCAGATAAGATAGAAGATGTGCAACTACAGTACGGCGCTAGCCCCGAAGCATAGTAAGTAATATACACTTATAATGCACAAAACCCTAGCCGTGGCATCAAAACCACGGTTTTTTTTGTATTTAAGACATCTTGCTCTATGCCAAGACTAAATACACATGTTATAACCTTTAAAGGAGAATGTCAAATGAGTACTCGCGAACGTTATATTAAAGTAATTGAAAGCCTAGTTAATGGTGAAGAAGCACAAGCATCGGATCTACTACACGAAGCATTCGTAGAAAAAGCACGTGAAATCTGGAATGACCTAGTCGAAGCTGACGAAGTTGTTGAAGATGAAGTAGCGGAAGAAGAAATAGATGAAGCGATCGGCGGAGAAAAAGCTGACGACTTTATTGACGACATCGAAGAAGATGATGAAGAAATTGAAGCAGAAGAAATGTACGGTGAAGACGAAGAGGGCGAAGACGCTCCTGAATCAGATCTAAGCGACCCAGAAGCTGAAATGGAATTATCAGACGAAGATGGCGACATGGACTTTGACGGTGATGGTGAAGAATCAGCACACGAAGAAGAGCATGAAGAAATTGAAGATAAGTTAGTAAACGTTGAAGACGCACTAGCAGATCTTAAAGCAGAATTTGCCAAAGTTATGGGCGATTCAGAAGAAGAAGCTATGCCAGAAATGGAACCAGAAATGGAACCAGAAATGGAAGAGTCAGTATATGAAGAAACTGATTCAGATTCTGACGATGAAGCAGAAGAACTTGAAGAAGCGGCATCTTTAGATAAAGTAGGCAAAGACGGTGCAATACACCCAGTTGATATGCCAGCAGGCGATGATGGTAAAGCATCACCAGTTGCAGGTAAAAACGACATGGGCGGTAAAGCAGTTGATATGTCTAAAAAATCTGGAGACGGTGCAAGCAAAGGTCTAACAGACGCTGCAAAAGATATGAATGTAACTCACCCAGGTGATGGTGCAAAATTATCAGCAGAGACTAAAGGACACGGCGCTGAGAAAAAAGGCAAGGCTAACTAATTATGCTTACACTAAAAGAGAACCTAAGTTACGATCAAGCAAAAATCATTACTGAGTCAGATCAGGAAGGTAAAAACTTGTTTATGCAAGGTATCTTTGTACAAGGTGATAAGCGTAACCAAAATAGTAGAGTTTATCCAGTTACAGAAATTTCGAAAGCCGTTAAGGCAATACAAGAAAAAATTGAAACTGGGTATTCAGTATTAGGCGAAGCAGATCATCCAGATGACCTGCAAGTTAATTTGGACCGTGTATCTCACATGATTGAAAAAATGTGGATGGACGGCCAAGACGGTTATGGTCGTTTAAAACTGTTACCAACTCCAATGGGAAATATTTGTAAAACCCTATTAGAAAACGGAGTAAAACTTGGCGTTTCGTCAAGAGGTAGTGGTAATGTAGCAGAAAGCGGTAATGTCAGTGATTTTGAAATACAAACTGTTGATATTGTTGCTAATCCAAGTGCCCCAGACGCATACCCGGATCCTTTATATGAACAAATTATGAATGGACACCGTGGTAATATTTTATTGGATGTTGCAACCGCAGTAAAAGACGATACAATAGCAAATCAATACCTCCAGAAGGAAGTATTAAAGTTCATTGAAAAACTAAACATTAGGAGAAGCTAAATGGCTAATAATGCAATAGAACAACTCCTAAGTTCCGAAGTCCTTTCTGAGGAAGTGCGTTCAACACTTTCAGAAGCATGGGAAGAACGTTTAACAGAAGCTCGAGAAGAGATCACTGCTGAATTACGCGAAGAATTCGCTAACAGGTACGAAACTGATAAGACATCAATGGTGGAAGCACTAGATGCCATGGTATCAGAGACGATTAATACCGAATTGAAAGAATTTGCAGCGGACAAAAAAGCGGCAGTTGAAGCTCAAGTTGAGTATAAACGTCAAATTTCTCAACATGCAGAAATACTTGATAAGTTTGTTATGGAAACGCTTAACAAGGAAATTACAGAACTACGCAAAGACAGAAAGCTACAAGAAGGCAACTTTGAGAAGCTAGAAGACTTTGTGATGGAACAACTTACTTCAGAACTTAATGAATTCCATAGTGACAAGAAAGACCTTATTGAACAAAAGGTAAAACTTGTTGCAGAAGGTAAAGAAATGATCAATCAAGCTAAAACTGATTTCATTGACAAAGCTTCAACTAAATTGGCTAGTATTGTAGATACAACGTTATCAACAGAACTAGGTACTTTAAAAGAAGATATAAAGCAAGCAAAAGAAAATATGTTTGGACGTAAACTGTTCGAAACTTTTGCAGCTGAGTTTATGAGTTCACACATAGCTGAAGGAACACATATTTCTAAACTTTCAAAAGAACTTTCAGATGCGAAGACTCAAATTGAAGAATCGCAAAAAGAAATTGCAGATAGAGAGGCAAAAATTACTGAAGCAACAAATAAAGTTGCAGCAATTAATGAAAGCCGTGAGCGTGAATCAGTTATGACTGAACTTATGTCTCCACTATCTAAAGATAAGCGTGAATTAATGAACAACTTACTTGAAAGCGTAAGCACAAGTAAACTTAAAGCTCAGTTCAACAAATACTTACCAACAGTATTAAACGAATCAAGCCCAGTTAAATCACAAAAACTAACAGAATCACAGAAGACTGTGATTACCGGTAACAAGGCAGCAACTGCAAATGAAACTGCAAATGAAGCCGAAATTATTAACCTTAAAAAGTTAGCAGGAATCAACTAAGGAGAATTCCAAATGACACAGAATCTATTTGAAAATTGGGCTGTAACAAAAGACGCCCTTACAGATGGTTTGAATGGTAACAAAAAGGTTGTTATGGAGTCAGTTCTTGAAAATACTAAGAGCTATCTTTCAGAATCAGCCGCAGCTGGTAGCACAATGGCAGGTAACGTAGCATCACTAAACAAAGTGATTCTTCCAGTTATTCGTCGTGTTATGCCAACAGTTATCGCGAACGAATTAGTAGGCGTACAGCCTATGACAGGTCCAGTAGGACAAATCCACACACTTAGAGTAAGATATGGCCAATCAGCAGCTGGCGTAACAGCTGGTGACGAAGCACTATCTCCTTTCGCAATTGCAAAAGGTTACT